GTCCAGGGAAACCATTATGTCGTGGAAGGGTCCGGCAATATGTCGCAGAATGGTCAATATGAACAGTACATTTTTGAGAACAATAAACCCGTTTATGATTTTCATAAAAACTGGATGGAGAAACTTTGAAATATGGCTGAAAAAAAGAAATTCAGAGCCGTAGCCGGCATAGCAGCAATGGACATTTTGGAAGCCTGGGGGATCCAAACCAGGGGACTAAGGAAAGCAGTAATAACCATTACATACGATGATGTTGTTTTTGTAGATGTTGAATACCTGGCCAGTGAGATGGATGCCGGCGAAAAAGCGGGATTGAAAGAAAAATACATACTTAAAAAATTAGATTAATGCCAGGAGGGAAAGGAAATATAAGACCAGAGGACGGTAAACAGTTTGAGCCGGGAAATAAGGCTGCCGAAAAATGGGATAAACAGACAGCCGAACAATTAGGCCGGGAATTATTGGATTGGTTGAAAGAAACAGATGATGAAGGAAAAGACAAGGGAAATATATTCATAATTGATTTCCTAGCAGAACGCGATAATATTGATGAAAATAAGTTTTTACCCTCATACCTGGCAGGGAAATTTACGTCGTTTACCAACTTATTAGAAAAAGCCAAAACAATACAGGAAGCTAAGCTATTAAAATACGGCGTAGCTGACCGGCTTAATGCATCCATGACAAAGTTTTGTCTTATCAATCATCATGGATATTACGATAAACAATTAATAGACCATAGCAATAAAGGTGAAAAATTTGATTTTAATAATGTTCCTACTAATGAACTTATCGCCAGAATTAATAAGCTCATGGAGCCAGGAGAAGCTGATTGAGGTAGATGAGTTATCAAGGGAATTGGAATACCGATGGGATTATGTCGGCAGACCCAGCCAGCAACAGCCCTCTGGTAATTGGGATACATGGGTAATAAAAGCAGGGCGGGGGTATGGCAAGACCCGTACAGGATCAGAAATAACCAGGATATGGTCTGATCAGGTTCCTTCAATACTACTTATTGGTGCCACAGCTTCAGATTTAAGGGATATAATGATTGAGGGTCCATCTGGTATACTAGCAACGGCACCAAAGGGCAACTACCCTTTATATGAACCCTCTAAGCTTCGTATTACCTGGAATAATGGATGTGTCTGCCATATTCGGTCAGCAGATGAACCGGACCGTATCAGGGGAATAGAAGTTTATAGGGGATGGTTTGATGAATTTGCCTCCTGGTCATATCCAGCAGAAGCATGGGATATGATACAAATGTCGGTAAGACAGGGAGATACAAAAAAATTAATTACCACCACACCACGACCAATACCGATACTTAAAAAAATCTTAGCATACCCAGGAACAGTTGTCACACATGGATCTACTTATGACAACAGAAAGAATCTTAGTAAACAGTTCCTAGACTCTATTACTGAACGATACAAGGGGACCAGAATTGGCAGACAGGAGATATATGCTGAAATAATCGAAGATATTGAAGGGGCTTTATGGATTAATTCAATGATTGATAAATACCGTGTTAAATCAGCACCCGAATTAAAACGCATTCTTATTGGTGTTGATCCAGCTGTAACGGCAACAGCACAATCTGATGAAACGGGAATTATTGTAGCTGGGAAGGGTATTGATGATCATGCATATATCCTGCATGATGCCAGTGGAATATTTACACCGCTACAATGGGCTAAAAGGGTTGTACATAATTACGACAAATGGAATGCAGACCGAGTAATTGCAGAGGTGAATAACGGCGGGGACCTGGTTGAAACGAATATTAAGACTATTGAACCTCAAATATCCTATAAATCTGTACATGCAACCAGGGGAAAGATTATCAGGGCCGAACCTGTTGTTGCCTTATATGAGCAGGGTAAGGTTCATCATGTAGGGAACCTGAATAAGCTTGAAGAACAGATGACTACCTGGGATGCACAAAATGATAAATCTCCTGACCGCGTTGATGCCCTTGTTTGGGCATTGACTGAATTAATGCTGGGACGAAAAGTAAATACAAATGTTTGGGCTTAACAAATATAAAAAGGAAGCGGAGATATGGAAGCAAAGATTTGCTGAATTTGAGGTACAAATCAGTGAGCAGAATGAAATGTACCATGCTATTTATGATTTCCTGAGTACCGGCCTAGCCCTGGGTAAAGATTCCAAGATGAAGCAATATGTAAGTGAGGGCTATGAAGGTAACCCGGATGTTTTTTCTATAGTCATAAAGCTGGCCGGGATGTTTGCCGAAGTACCTCATAAGCTGGTAGAAGTGAAAGCTGATGGAGCGGAGGTGGATGCTTTCGAAAAAGATATTGCCAGCATAATGAGGAAGCCCAATTATTACCAGACATACAATGAATTTAAGGTTGCCTGGGCTGTTTTCCGATATATCACAGGCAATGCTATTGTTTATGCTCCCAAGCTACCCGCCGGACTAAATAAAGGAAAACTTACCAATGATGGACTGTTAATGATGCCTTCCCAGGATGTGACCATAAAAGCTAAATCCTGGCGGGAACCGGTGGGATATTACACTCTGGATATGAATGAGAGGTTCAAGATTGAAGCTTTGGATATATGGCATGAACGCTTCGCCCCAACCCTTCAATATGCTGATGGAAAGAATTTCATGGGTATGTCCCCTATAAAGGTTGCTGCAAACATCATTAACTCACAAAATAAGGGCTATGAGATTTCAGCAAAGACTTATTCTAATATGCATCCACCTAGTATTGTCTATAAAGAATTTACCAAAGAAGGTGAAGACGATGAGACAACGGAAGCCCAGGAGAGTAAGTTCAGGGAGCGATATAAGACGAAATATCAGGGCATAAATAATTTCACCACCCCAATATTTACACGTGGTAAGGTGGGAGTGGCAAAGATAGGATATGACAGCTTAAAGGATTTACAGATCATTGAGATGTCGGAGCATGGACTGAGGATCTTCTGCAATCTTTTGCAGGTACCATCAGAACTTTTCGGAGATACTAAAGCCAGCACTTATAACAATAAACAAGAAGCGGCTAAAGATATTTACCAACATAGAATCATCCCGGACCAGGTTTCTTTCTGTGAGGGATTTACTGAGATCCTTCAGGCTTATGGACCTTATAAGCTGGTAGCTGACTATTCAAATATAGAATGTCTGCAGGAAGATAAAGGGAAAAAGGTTGAATGGGTAAGCAAGGCTTATAATGATGCGGTAATTACCGGTGATCAATACCTGGAAATGCTGGATCTGGAACCAACGGGACTGCCGGAAATGCAAGTGAGATATATCAATGCAAACAGGATGCCGATAAACTTCAGTGAGGAAGATGTTTCAGAAAGCGATAAGTTTTACCATAACCATGAAATACAGGAACAGTTATGACCGAAAAACAAAAAACATTTACCAAGGCGCAGGTTGAAAAGCTATTGGAACAGCAGAAAGCCGATTGTGCAGATTCTATTCAGGCAAATAACCTGAGTGAATATACGGCAAAGAAAAAGATATTGGCCACAAAGAGAGTGGAGTTTTAATAAACGTTCATTGAAATGAGTTTTAGAAGGCGCACCTGGCAGAGTATTGACAGACGCAAGGCAAGCTTCCGTAGGGCTATGCGTCCTGTCTTTATGAAGGCTCTGGAGGTGCAAATACAGCCCCTGTATGAAGCAATAGATCAAACTGGAAATATAACCCATGTAGAAGTACCTCAGCTTAGTGATGAGCCGATAAAGCAGGGTTATAAGCAGCTTTATATGGCAACGGCTTTTGAGTTTGCCAAGTTTGACCGGAGACAGGCGAAAAGCATGAGGGGAGTGGAGATCCTGAAGGATGAGGATGAGATTATTGAGGATATGATTTTCCGGGCCATTGATGTTTATTTGGGTACAGAAATAGCCGAAACAATTACTGCTATTGGTGATACCACAGAGGTGCTTTTAAAAAAACTTCTGGATGATCTTATTCCTGAGATTCTTGAGACAGGTATTGGAGGGGGAGCAGCACAAACGGCATTGAGGGACCGGATAAAATCAGAATGGCATAGAGCCAGGTATTTCAGGACCGAAAGGATTGTGAGAACAGAAGTTAATAGGGCTGCAAACTGGGGAAGTTTAAAGGGTGTGCAGAGTACTGAATTCCCTCATGATAAGGTCTGGCTGGCAGCTTTTACAGCCGGTTCCAGGGCTTCTCACATGGATGCAGATAACCAAAGGGTGGATATTAAAGAATCCTTTGATGTAGATGGTGAGGATCTTGAATATCCTGGGGATCCGGGGGGATCGGCAGGGAATACGATAAATTGTTTATGTTCAATGACATACGAAACAAAATAGATATGAAAAATTCAGAAGTTATAACCGTTTTTAAAAGCTTTGGAACTAAAGTAAAAGATATTGACGAAGCTAAAGGGATAGTGACGATTTATATTAATGCTTTTAGTAATGAAGATACGGACGGGGATATTTCCGAACCCGGATCATTCAAAAGGACATTCAAGAATAATATAAGCCGGATAAAACATTTTTTAAACCATGATTCATATAAGCTAATCGGAGTACCGATAAAGCTTTATGAAGATCAAATCGGAGCCGTTGCAGTAAGTCAATTAAATATCAAAAAGGAATTAGGCCGGGACGTTTTTGAAGATTACAAACTATATGCCGAACATGGTAAAAGCTTGGAGCATTCAGTCAGGGTATATGCTGTTAAACGAGACACCAACGATACGCGGCGTGTTCTGGAATGGAAATTATGGGAGTATTCAACCCTGTATGGTTGGGGTGCCAATGAGGAAACGCCCCTAATTAACATTAAATCCCTGGATGAGCTGGAAATGATGATGAGAGAGGGAAATTATACCGATGAAAAAGCGAAACAAATAGAAAAATTATATGATCAGTTAAAGAACCTTATTGCTGATCCGTCAGGCACTCCGGAAACGGACCCGCCGGCACTCGATAATAAGGGCAAG